TATTTTCATATGCTTGTTTTGCAATAAGCATTTTCTTCTTGAAGATGACACGATCATCATACATTTTCTGCATCAACTTAGGAAGAAATTCTTAGAAGTCTTTTCTATATTGAGCACCATTCGCACACAAAGCATACTTCTCATCATAGAGAATTGGTTCATTCAAGATTTTATCCACAGTCACTGTAGGATGTTTATCTTCAACTAATGTCTCAGGTGAAATATTGTACTGCATAATCAAGTGAGGATACAAAGAGTTTAAGTCAAAACTTACAACCCAATCATAACGTCCTACTTTTGGTTCCTTGACATATGCACCAGCGTATGCAGAATCCTTCCTATGTGTAATTTTTGGTGGGACAACAATATTATCTTTCTTTAGATAATTGAAGATAATATTATCCCAAGTTTTTACCTGTGAATATACATCTTCATAGTTTTCCTTTGCATCATATGCCATAGTCAGACACAACTCAATTAGTTTCATCTTGTCTTCCATACGGTCAACAAGTTCTACGTCAAGGATGTTATAGTCAATGAACTTTTGCCAGTTGTTTGTATAGAACGCTTTGAAGTTCTCAAACTCACTGTGGTCTAGTTTTTGTTGACCTAGTTCAACAAAAGCAATATGATCTAGACGATATGATTCTTGATTGGAATAAGTAAATTTTTTGTATAGATCAAGATAATCTAAACAAGAAACCCCACCAAGATCATAAGCGATATTTTTTCTTCCATGAATCTCGAACTCTCTGTAATTAATTAAATTCCAGGGAGAAAGAGAACGCATATGTTTCTCAGTAAATACTCGTTCTAATCTACGACAGATATATGGGATATCATATAGATATACATTCCACCCAGTAATAACATCTGGGGTATTCTGAACCCAGTGATTTAAAAATTTATCTAGAAGGTCTCTTTCACCATGACAATATATAAACTCAACATCATCACGACTGTTTTCATACTCTCTAGTGCCCCATACAATTAGTTTCTTTGTATTCATATCTTTGATAGTAATACAAAGAATGGATTCCGAAGCACTCTCTACATCAGGGAATCCATTTTCACACTCAACCTCAATGTCAAGACTGATGATATTCATCACTGACATATCAAATTTAATTTCATCTTGTGGATACTCATCAGCAATATACTGATACAAAAATCTTTCGTATCCATACACATCAAAGTTATCAACTTCAGAATACTTTTTCATGAAGTCCCGTGCCTCTCTAGGAGAAAGGAACTTGATTGGTTTTACATACTTTTCATCCAGTGTTTTAAATTTTGTTTCCTTTTGGGAAGTAACAAAAAGTACAGGATTAATTTTATCGCGATACATAACACGTTCACCATGTCGATATCCACGATAGAGAATTTGATTCCCTACTAGTTGAACGTTTGTATAAAAATTCATGAATTAACTGATTTCTTGTATAGATTTGCTACTTCGTCAGATGGAGTGGATATTGAAACGATGCGATTTGAATAGATCAATGTATCAGTTTCATCAGTATACAAAGGCCACTTTTTAAATGTCATTGTACCATCTATGTCAATGATCTCCCTACAGTTCTTTAAAAAACACGAAGGTTCTTCATCTAATTCTTCTACATCAGCTACAACAATTTTATTATTGATTAGTTCGATTACATGTAGGTTCATAGGGACTCCTTGTTTCAGCTATTTTACCACAAAAAAAGAGGGGCGTCAACTGGATTTTGCCAGTTGCCCCTCTGCGGCGACGATATTCAATTCTATTTATCTAATGTCATATGTTTTTAATTTTTGATGATCTGGAATTATTCTTTTCAGATCAACAATCAACATACCATTTTCAAATTTAACTTCTCCAACTTCAACATCGTCAGATAAGTTGAAACCTCTAGCGAAGGTACGAGTTGCTACCCCACGGTGCATATACTCTACATCATCAGTGTCCTTCGCAGACTTGGACTTGATGATTAGAACATTGGTTTCTGTAGTGACTTCAATGTCATCTCTAGACCACCCAGCCAGTGCTAGTTCGATACGCCATTTAACGTTCGATTCTTTTACAATATTATATGGAGGATATGAACCACCAGGATTATCCATACCATATGAATGTAACCTGTGGAAAACATCATCAAGTCCAACACTGTATTTTCCTACAGCATCAAGAATTTTGCCCATGTCACTGGACGTGTAACGTGTAAGTCCCGTCATTTGTTATGCTCCTTATTAAGCGAGTTTTTGTGTGATCCCCGAAGGCAATCAGATTTATTTATAGCAAAACATAAAAAATGGTACGGTGCGAAACCCGTACCATTACATGGCATTTTCCGAATGCAGAGTGTGCCGCACGAAAGACACATTTTTATATAGGCTTGACTAAATAGATCATAGGATCTATAATTGATCCATCGTTCACCTCACATCTGTGAGGCGCAAGTAAGTCGCGGAACGGAGCCGTTCATCCCATGCTAGAACTATTATTCTATTCATCACTCACCTGTCAACAAGCTGATACAATCATGCTTAAGATGAAAGCAAATGAGAATATCTCAAATGCTTTTAAGGTAGAGTTGATAGAGACCGTAAAGGAATCTACCCCTGAGTGTCGCTGGTATTGGGACGCAAACGACTAAAGGAACGGACCTAAAAATCCAACTACTTTAGGAGTAACAACATGAACACCCTTCAAATGGTAAAGCAGCAGATCAACAAAGCATCTGCTATTCACAACGCACAAATTCTTCACACCTCATATCGTGGTGTTGAGTATTCAACTCGTTGTGTAGAAAACAAAGAGTCACACGGTACATTCTGCTATCGTGGTCGTACTTATACTAAGTGATTCATTAACTTACATTACAGAGAGGATTAACTATCCTCTCTTTTTTTGTGTTTAAGTAACGAATTAACAAATGTTAGTGAATTAACACAAAGTAACCTATATAGTAATAGAATAGAGGTGCTTATGATATGAAATTAACTATATTATTTTTTAAAAATTAAATATTGTATGACACGGAGGAGATATGCATAATATAGTTTCCCGTAACCAATTAGTAGAATGGAATCATTTTAAAAATACTCTAGACAGATGTAATGAAGAATTAGATCTGGTTAATGATTACTTTGACTGCTTAATTGAATGCGATGAAAGTCAGACTGTGTGCAAACGTATATGTAAAAGCTTATTGACATAGTATTGAGGTCCCTCTAAGGGGACCTTTTTTTGTATACATAGATTTAAATATATGAACTATGGAAAAATCTAAATTAAAAAAATTACATGGAAAGCTAAAAGAAATCCTTAACGAATTAGAATCTGAGATCTATTCCGATAAGGATTTTTATTTAACTAATGATAGTAGGATTACTATAGTAGAGGATGATGATGGTTATACTGACTGAGTAGGAACCATTTTTTTCTTACCTATATTATATTTACTTTCCAGAGTCCACTCTCCTTTATCTTTATAAGATAGAACTTTTATCTGACTTAATGGAGCGCAATCTTCAACCATAGAAGATTCAACTATACCAACCAATCCCCAGTCAGATAAAAGTTGAGCAATACGATTCCTACGTTGAATGTCATTTACAAAAAGATTTGCTTTCTTACCATCAAGAGCAAACAACTCTTTAAAATGAACAATATAATACTTACCTTGTTTATGTAAGATATGACAAGACTGATAGATCTTTTTTTCTTTACGTGATGCAACACCGATACGAGTAAGAGTCTCACGAACCTTCAGAAAATCATCAGGCTCCTTAAGTGTCACCTCAACCATTTTATCAGCGGACCAACTGTACTCTAGAACTTCACTCATTTTTTCCTCCAATTTTCATCCTTTGTTTGATAAATTCAATTTGTTCTTCCGATAAAAGTTTCAGAGCACTTCTTGCTTTCTCATCATTATAGTGATAATACTTTTTGATGAGTTCTAGGGTGTCAAGTTTTTCTTTTCTCAACCATGGAGAAAATCTTTTTTTCGGTCTCACAATATTTATAAAAAAATCATATTGCATCTTCTTTGAAAGATCAGAATGAATATTCATTTCATTAGCGATAAGAACTGTGTCTATAAAACCAGACATGCACTTATTAATAATAAATGGAGGATAGTCTTTTTCTGTACCATAGTCTTCATCAATCAAATTAATTTTTGATTGATTAATAGAGTTCAACCAGTCTTTAAGTTCCATAATTTAAGTATCAATCCAGCAATAATAAGGAGTGGAATCTATTGTATCATAGATGTTTTCATGATTGAGCAAAGCTCTCCGGTAGGGACCAAACTTAATTCCTCTACCCCAACCAAGGTAGGAATTAAATAATTCTTTTTTAGTAACTTGTCCCTTCAATTTAATTACATCAATTAACCTGGTTGTCACATCAGACTGGATGCATTTTTGTCTATCAATAAGATCATCTATGTAATCACTTATGTTTTTAATTTCAACATTATAGATAAGATTTTTGCGTAAATGAGATTGAGACTTGATAGACATCTCATTACGATATCCAGGATCATCTAGATACTTATTCAAAAGATTTACAGCAGTAGAATTTTCAGTAAAGAAATCTGCAGTTGGATTTAGTTCTTGATAGTAATCAGCGTCGTACATAATATATGGACAACCATTCATAATGCCATCTGTAGTTGAAACACTCCATCCACCATAAACTTGTTTTGGAGAAAATCCGACTCTACATTGTTGAAGTTTTTTGTAATAACGTTGCTTATTAAACTTCTCAGTAGTAATCCAATCCTTATCTGATTTTTCTAACAATGGTATCCACACAGTAAAGTCTTCTCTAACCTCCCTGAGAGACTCTAGAACCTTCATGAAATTATTGAAATCTTTATATGTATCAGGTCTGTGATTAAAAACAATTAATTTATCGGTATTTGTATTTGGTTCTACAATATCAGATTCTTTAACTCCCAAGTGATGTGGTGTAAGAATGTCCTTGAGTTTAATAACGGTTCCTTTATTAAAGGTTTCGGTCGATTGCTTTAATACAAGATTTTTTTGACTCTGTGTATTGAGATAGCAACGTTCCATCTCAAGTAGTCCAAGAATATTTTGATTGAAACTTGGTTGACTCCATGCAACAACTTCCTTAAGATCAAACCAGTGACAATATCCAAAGTAAGAAGGACTATGGTGAGTTACATTACTAATAGTATTCTTAATAGCATGTGTATGTTCTGGAAGATGAGAGAATACTAAATCAATATCAAGATCATGATTGATAAGTTTTCTGAAAAAATCTACATCAAAATGAGAACGCATCGTAGGAGGATACGTAGGAACTTTCATAATAAGCTGACTAGTATTAGGAAAGTCCAACATCTCCAAGAAAGATGGAAGAATTAAATAAAAAAATAAATCAGTGCGAATCTTATTAAGCTCAGTGATCATATTTGTAATCACTTGAATATAACTATCCTTTGTCAAATCCTTAGAGAACGTAATGTTTGGATAGACTAAAATTCGTATAGTCTTTTCAAATTTTTGGTCAGTTAAGAATTTGGTAAGAGTCATCTGATAATGTCAATAGTGTTCATAGTATTAGAATTCCAAACTTCAATATCTGTTCTCAGATAATTTTCACTAACAAGTTTTTGGTAACGATTAGAAGCTTTTCGTTTCCACCATTGTACCATATTTTCTAGATAAAATTTATCGAAGTTTTGTTTGTTTGGAATTAGTGTTTCAGTTTTACCAAGTATAACATCTTTAGAGTTTTCATATCCATAGTCAGACATATAAAAACGTTTCTGTGTTGTCACATCCTGTTTAGCTTTAATGAATGCAACAAACTCTGTATATAAATCTGGGTAATATTGTTTGAGTGAATTCTTGATGATAGAAATCATCTTGGTTTGAATTTTGAGTTTGCGACTAGAAGCACCTTTATGAATCAAAGGACCACCATTCCTTTCAATAAACCACTTACTCAGATCATGATAGATGAAGTCTGGAAGAGTCAGAAGAAATTTAGATTCAGTATCACCACGATAACGAAGATATGGCTTTAGACCATCATACTGACTGGTACCTTTGATATTACCATACAACGATGTTGTCTCAAACAAACACATTTCCGTATTGTACTTCTTATTCAACATCTCACGAACTTCATGACTACAACAGATCAATGACAGAAGTTTACCACCAAGATAGTTGAATCCAAACGGTTGAGTAGGAACGATGATGAATCCCATAATCGCACGTTTGTTAAAGATGGTAAGGTCTGGAACCCCTCCTAACCACTCGTTACGGGGTTTCGAGTTGATGATGGGAGAACCTAGTTTAATGAACCCTACAGCGGTGCCTGTGGTCGTCTCCTGGATCATCAGTTTCATCTCTTTACCTGGTGCTTCTTCATAGGTAAATGATGCAGTCATTTCCAGAAGAGTATTGAACGTGCTATGATCTGGTTGAACAATACGAAAGTTCATGTCCTCAGTATGCATAGAAAAATCCTGAAACAGATCATCTTCATGGGACAGGCCAAAGAGAGTTGGTGGAATTTCTTTGATACGTTCAATTTTTTTCATACGAAAGAAGTCATCAATACGGTTGATAGAACCGTATGCTTCATTAATTTTACCGTATGCGTATAGAGTATCTTCTGGAGAAAGGATCATTTAAATTTACAATCACACATTAGTTCAGTCATACATGCAAGCGTATTGATCTCTGGATCAACAGCAAATGCAGACTGATATTGATATTTAGCAAAAATTAAAACAGCTTGTGGGATGGATGCAGGTTCCAAAGACGTATACATTGTATCATATACTTTACGATGAACTGCACTTTGATCGTTATCAAGGTTTTCCACAACCCACTTCCTAACTTTACTGAAGTCTTTGTTTTTCATATTACCAACAAGATCTTTCAGATTGACTTCAGAAACTGCAGTTAGAATTCCTGTGTCAATACTACCAACAGAAGCATATCTTTGTAGTTCATTTAAGACACGTCTCCAATCAGGAAAATATTTTTTGATTACTTCTGCGACAACTTTAGGATCATAATCAACAGTTTCTTTCTCAAGTATAGACCTGATACGGTTGAAAAATTGCCCCGCAATAGCTGTCTTTTCTTTTCCGTTGACTGAGAAGTCAACAACGGCACATCGACTGTGGAGGGGTTCAATAATTTTGTTTTTATAGTTGCAGGTGAAGATGAATCTGCAGTTGTTATGATACGCCTCAATGTTTGCCCGTAAGAGGAGTTGTACATCATTGGTTGTGTTATCTGCTTCGTCAATGATGATAACTTTTGGTTTTCCATTTGCTTGAAGTGATACGGTCGTCGCAAAATTCTTTGCTTGGTTCCGTACCGTGTCCAGAAATCGTCCTTCGTCAGATCCATTAATTACGTAAAAGTCA